AATCTCCAATTTTTTGAGGTTGAGTATGTGCTTTAGCTATAACACCTAAATTAGAAGGCATTGATAGTGCTCTAACTAAATAATCTTGAGTTGTTACTACTCTTAATTGATTTTGAAAATTACCTAAAGCATTTTGTCTTATTTCTTCAACAGTATCTCCATCCATTCCCCCATCAGCTGCTTTAGGATTATTAGATGTTAAAGAATTAAATATTTGATTAGCTAAAACATCAGTAACTGGTGGGGTTGTTATAATAGGTTGATTAACAAATGTTACATTAGTATTATCTATTCCAGTTAAAGTTCCTGCTTCTACATTCGCTGATGCTCCTCCTCCTTTTAAATATCTTACTGTTAAAGTAGTATTATAAGGAGCAATCCCATAAGTATTAGTAAATACAAAATTTGTAGGAGAAAAAGCTGTTGTTAATTTGTTTTGTTCAAATGGTAAACCTAAACCTACATTATCTGGATTTGGAATTATTTCTTCTGTAGTTGATCTAGTACTACCAGCTCCAAATTGTAATTGTAGTGAACCTGAGTCCATAAAACGAGATGCAAATCTTCTTTGAACTGTTTTTAATTCTAATAAATAGGGAACTTCTGGGTCATTTATAAAATTAGGATCATTTGTATTTGTGTTTCTAATAGTATTATAAATATTTTCCTGTGCTAGATTTGGTACTTCATACCATTCATTTCCATTAGTATCAAATACATCTAATATTCCAATTATATTTGAATCATTTATGTCTACGCTATCGAACTTTTTAGCGTTAGTAAAAGTAAATGATTTTGTTATTATTTCTGATGAAGTAGCTTTTCTTGTCTTTTTTAATAAATAATAAGAAGGATTACCATTTGATATTTGATAAACAGATACAACTGTTGGGTCTAAAGAACTAGAAGCTGAAAAGTCTACAACATCTTCTGTTAGAAACTTTGTTGAAGAATCATTATTAGCTGTTATTGATGTATTTTCAGGAATTAATAATGCATAACTATAATCTGGAACATAAATACTTGCGCTTACAATCGAAGGTACTTGCTGATAATAATCAACAAATGTAGTAGCAACAGTTGTTACTTTAGGTACATAACCCAAAGAATATGCTAAAGCATACAGATTAGGAGTTTGTCTTGCTTTTTGAATAAAAGTTTCTTGAATTTGATTATCTAAATAAAAAGACATTACATCACCTACATAGGCAGCCATTTCAATAAATAACATACCTGTAGATGTTTCTGTAAAATCATTAAAGGTGTTAGGAAAATAAGTTTTTGAATACTGTATTAGTTGATCTCTAATGGTATTAAAATCTCTATCTGTATATCTTATGTCTCTATCTAATTGGGCCATTATTCTAATTCTATATTTATTTCATCTTCAATACCAAAATTTTCTATTTGATATGTTAAATTAAAAGTAATTTGATTATTATCTGGTTCATTTATAAATTCTATTTGCTTTACTACTATTTCAGGAAAAAATAAATTTATATCATTCTGTATTCTTATCTGTAAAGCATCTGTTGTTGAATCTAATACTGCTTCAAATAATAAATTTCTTAAATCTCCCCCAAAATCTGGTCTAAATAATCTTTCGCCCCTATTAGTTAATAAATAATTAACTAAATTAGCCTTTAATTGTTCTCTTGTTGTAAAAGTTGGAATAAATACTGCATCCCCATCTAAAGGAAAACCATATCCTACCGCTACACTAGGGGTAAGATCTATTGGGAATTGACTCTGTATTATTCTTGCCATTATTATTTATTACTCATTAATCCTGCTATTTGACTCAAGTCAACTTCTCCTGGGGGTAAAGTACCATTTGCTACATCCATACCAGCTTGTGGTCTAAATGATTGGGCATTACTACTATTAAAACTAGCTGCCGTATCACCTAATATATTTTCGTATGCTGTTCTTTTAGCATTTGCAGTCATTGTAGGTGTTTGTGGAGCTTTTGGTGTATTACTTTCTACTATTGGAGGTGTATATGTTGGTTGAGTTATAACTTTTGGAGTTTTAACAGCTTCCAATAAAATTTCCTTCAATTCTTCTTGAATAGCCTCTTTAACGGCTTCTTTTATTATTGTTTTAAGTGCTGATGTCTTCATTTTATTTATAAATATTAAATTATTATGTTTTTTATGTAAAGTTAAGTAATTCTGTCGATTCGTTTATTGGTTCAACTTTAAAATTTGTAAAATTAGTAGGATAATTAGTTTCTGCCCCTCCTACTTCAGGAATACTATCAATTATTTCTAATTGGTATGTATATGTTCCTAAGACTTCAATACCACCAATATTTTCTCTTATTGTTTCATCTCTACCTGCTGTTTGAGATACCTGTATTACTTGAATATCTTCACTAGATGAAATAGATGTAGGTATAAGTGGAATCGATGTTGCCCCTCCTACCCATTCTCCATTGTTATAGTTATTATTATTTCCTCCAAATAATGATTCATATTTATTTTTTATAAAAAACAAAAAACTTCTAAACATAGCAAGTGTTACAGCTTTAGAAGTTATATCTCCAGTACTAAGTGCTCGCTCTTCATCAACAGAATTTCTTCTAGCCATCTCATAATAATTTTTACCAACTAACCAATCACTTTCGTTACTATATAATCTAATCCATCTAGTACTTTGATCTCCTGGGTTAGAACTATCAGATAACTGCCATTTTCTACCTTTGAATCTCCTTGATAATTCAAGTGCTTTTTGATTAAAAAGAAGAGGTTTTGTTTTATTAAATAATACTTCTATGGCTTGATATATACCTTCTGGTGCGGAATTTGGGTTTGTTACAGTTCCATTAGCACCTACCTGTCTAAAACCACCTTGTCTATATGGCATATTACTACGGGCTCCTCCTTTTTGACCAAAATATTCATCTTGAATATATTGTAATTTTTCTAGATATGATAAACCTGTTAGGTCAAACCCTGCTAGTGTATTGTTAAAAGGTGATTGGGCTAAACCACTTTCAGTTAAAGTATCCTCCATTGCTGTTTGGTAAAAAGTTTCTAGAAAAGGTAAAGCATCTGATCCAGACTTCTCTGTAAGTAGTGTTATATCAGTTTGGTTAACATCTTTTCTTCTTCCTGTAAAAGGGTTAATATTATCTTGTATAGCAGTAGATCTTTTTAAAGTAAATAAAGCTTCTGTAAATCCTAAACTTCCACCACCATCATCACCTGTTTGATTTGAGTTACCAGTTCCCCCAAAAGTAGTCATTTCTATACTTATAGGGGAATTTACTTGTATAGTTCCTGATGTAATATAAGATGTAATTGTAAGACCTTGAGTATTATAAGCTGATGATCCTTGTACTAAGGCATTTGATCCAAATTCTATATCTGTTGGTGAACTATTTAAATTAACATTTTTACCACCATATAATATATATTGTGGGAGTGATGTATTTCCTTGACTAGGAGGTACTTCACCATATAATGAACGGTATTGTTCTTGTTGTTCTGGTGTTAATGTATTATATGATATCGAAAGGGATGATGTTACTTGTATTCTATCTCTTATTGGTGGTGCTACCCATAATGTTACATTTGCAGTATAAACATCAACAGCAAATTTTGCTTCATCAATTAATACTCTAACATTTTTAGCATATGAATATGCTCCATTAGGGAAACTAGGATTAACTTGGGGGTTACTATTATAAACAACTATTTCACTACCATACCCAGGTATACCATCATTTATTCCAACACTATTCTCCCTTACAGCTTTTATTCTTCTTAAGGGAAATGAAAATCTTTGTACTATATATGTTTCCCCAAAGGTAGGTGAATCTGGGTTTTCATCAATACGTTCTTCATATTGGTCTGGGTCATATTCTAATATAAATTTAAAATTTTTGTAAATTACAGGATTTGGAGAATTTGGTGCCAAACTCTCCTCTAATGCTACTAAAGAATCTGCAAAGGGATTACTAATAAAATCAGCTATTACTAAATTACCTGTAATATTATTAGCTAAATTACTTCCAATAGCATCTATTTCTCCTTGACTTACTATAGGACATTGGTCTTGTAAATTTGCTATAGATTGGACCATAGTTAATAACGTAGTAAATGGATTAACTACTACACTTACAGCATTTACTTGTGATGAAACCTCATTGATAGTTGAAGTCATTGTTTGTAAAGCTGCTTCAACCGTTTTTATATTTGCTGATCCTGATTTTAGGTAATCAGAAAGTGTCATTAATATAGAAGCAAAAGTATTATTTACAGAGTTTGGCTGACCTACTCCAGCTATAGCTGTAGGTAAAGCTAATATTTTTAGTATTTCAACTACATCAGATGTAAAAGTTACTTGGTCTTCTAGTTGAGATATTTTTGGAACAAGTTTATTTACTGGTGTTTGTAATTTGGTTATTGTGTTTGACACAGCTTCTGTTAATTGAATAAGTTCTTGTACTTTTTCTTGCCCATTAGTTATTAATCTTGTTACTTTTTCTTTTTGTTGAACCGACATAATAGGTTGAGCACATATTATTTCTGGGGTAAGTAACTGATTAGGATCAACTGTTGGAGCTTCACCTCTTAAGACAGCACGAATATCAAATGGTAAAGTATTAGGATCTACTCCAGCTTCTTCAATTAATTCTAAACCTTTATTTATAATTGCTTTTTCAGCAGAATCTAAACCTTTAGACATTCTATCTGAATTCTTAACAATATTATATACTTGTGCAAGAGCTACGGCATCTAAACCCATTATTTACTAGTTGTTACTGTTGATTTATATTGTGTTACTTTACTTAACATATTAGCAGCTAAAGTTGATAATTTAGTTGCTGCAGGTGTTAAAGGTACTATTGGTACTGATATATCTCCAGGTCCTCCTACTGGGTTTGTTGCTAATACATCTGCCATTGTACTTAGGGCCCTACATAGATCTTCAAAATCTGATAAGAATTTATTACCTAATATCATAGGTTCAGAAGCATTTTTATCTCCTAAAGCTACACTTCTTGATTTAATTACAGTTGAAGGGGAATCTATATTTACACTATTAAGTGAATTTAAACCTATTGTCTGAAATGAACTTAGCATTATTGAATCTGACTTAGAATTTAGTACTAATCTTCCTGAGTTTAAAATTATTTGTTCACCTGAATATTCATTTAATTTTGTAGGTGGAAAAAAATAAGAGTCGTAGACTGTTGATGAACCTGATAGAGGGATTAATTGTGTAGATGTTAGGTAAATACTTGAAGCATCCTTATTAATATCTTCTACTTGTGGGATCCATGCTTCTTTATCTTCTTCATCATGCTGCCCATTTCTTATCAATGTTATAGGGTCACCATTTATTCCAGTATTAGACCAAGGGTTAGGTATTATACTACCTGATACTGTAGATCCAAACCTAATAGATTGACCCCACCTACCTTCATGTATAATATCTCCTTCATAAGGTTGTAAGTTTCTTACATCTATTCTTTCATTAAAAGTACTTCCTAAATCTATTTCTGTTCCCCCATCTGTAACCCTTCTTACTGTTCCACCTGCTATTTCTTCATAATCTCTAGTTTGAGCTGCAGTATCACCTCTAAGAGATGATTCAATTGGATCTGGGATTGCATTATGGTGGACACTATTCCATATATTAACAGCTTGAAAATAATAAGCTTGTTTACTATTTACATTATCTTGTATATTACTATTAGGTAATGATATTATATATACTATTTCTTTTTCAACAGGAACTTGTGTTAAATTAGGAAATAAAGGAAGAGCAAAAGCATTTGAATTAAATTGCGGATTGGGGTTTGGATCATTTATATCATTATAAAATATACCTCCTATAGATTGATATTCTCCTTTTAATTTAAATACCTCAGGATTTGTTTCTCCTTCAAGCATAGATTTTACAACCCTAACAGCACGAATGGTTTCCCCATCAATATTAGATTGGGAATTAGATTTATTTTTTAAATTATTAAAAAGAGGCAATTTAGGCATTAATCTTCTTTTTTATATTGTATTTTTTCCATTTCGGCTAGTAATTCTTCTTTTTCTGCTTCAGTAATACCTAATGCATCTTCACCTATGTTATTATTAACTACTCTTTGTATAATAGTAGCCATTTTAATTAAGGCATCATCATTTTTTACTCCTATTTCCATATACTCTTTAATTAAAGGTACTATAAGAGTAGCATCTCCTATTTCTTGGACTAAAGGTTTTAACTCAGAAATTAAAGCTGTTACTTGTTCTGATTTTTTCTTTTGGTTTAGATAAATTTCTTCTAATATGTCCGAAAATTTTTTATCCCCAAATACAATTGAATCTAGTTGGCTCATAATTTTTGGTTATAAATA